TAAAACCATACTGTTAATGTCGCTATCGGTAAATAAGTACCTGCCGGTATCGCTACATTTAAGAATCGTTTGCAAATATTCTTTTGCCGGTAAATTTACCGGTAGATTTACCATACTGTTGTTTGCAAGAATATTCTTGCAAACGGCTTTTATCTGTGTTACAATCTCTTTTCTTTGCATCGGTTAGTATTTATAAGGTTAAAAATAAAGGGTGCAAATGTGCACCCTTTTAAAGTTAAGAGTTAATAGGTTACTTTTTTACCCAGATTTCGGCCTCGTTAAGATAATAACCATTTTGGGCAGCGTGCCAACGTAAGTCTGCTTTAATACTTTGTTCAGGCTTTTCTGTAAAAATACTTTGCAGTTTAATAACCGATTCTGCAAAACTTAAACCATTAGTAAAACATTCTTTGCATACACCGGCAAAAGTAGTCTTAGTAGAGCCAGAAGTTTTAGTAGAGCCAGAAGTTTTAGTAGAAAAACCCAAACCTTTGTAAGTTTCTAAAAACAGATCTTTAACTTCTGCTTTATTTTTGCAGTTGCCTACATTTGCGGTTAAACTCTTAACCGCATCTTTTGCAGTCTTAAGAAAGTTACTAAATTCTTTCTGTTCTGTTAAGATTTTTGCTTGTTGGGTTAACTGTGAAGTTAACTCTTGCAACTGTTCTAACGACAGTTCGTTGATTTTACTTAAATCTACATTTGTTGCCATAATTGTTAATTATTAAAGTGTTAAACATGGTACGAAGTACGACATTAAAAACAACATCTGCAAATCTTATTGTTAAATAAAATGTTAATAAATGTTAAAAGAATAACAAGCTAAAAATTGATATAAAGCAAAATAAAGCTATTTTAAAGCATTAATCTAATTAAATAGGTATTATATAGTCTATAAATAGATAATCTGTTATACTGTCTTAAAATAGGGTAAAACGTGTAATATTGGTTAATTTGGTTAATTTGTGCCCTGCCCCACTCTACCATTGCAAACATTTTTGCAGAACAGTACACTTAAAACCGTTAGTCTGGTATGGTGCAAAATAGGTAAAGAGATAGAGATAGAGTAAAAAACGAATCGGCGGATTTAGAAAGACCAGGCACCGGAAGAACCCCTCACAAAATATATCAATTTTTTGAACTTTTCATAGATTGAAAAGATGAACACTAATAAAACCAATAGATGATCGAATATTATAAGAATAGGTTCTATATAGGGTGTACCATACTGTAATAGTATATGTGTATATAGTGTATATATGGTAATTGGTATAATTGTTCATGTGATTAATTATATGAATATTATTTAATTCAGGTGATTTTATTTTATTTGGATTTACTGGGGTTCATAAAAATTTGTGAAAAAATTTATGAAGTTTTTGTAGATTAAAAGATCATATGAAATAGAATACATAGCAGTATTTGTTCATATGAAATAGAATATGTGGTAATAAATCCCATAATTTGTATTTAAAGAGAGTTTCTATGGAGAACGCTAATTTTTGTATATTGAATGAAGGGTTGTTATTACTATTGTTCATTTGGGGATTTTTAAAAATTGGTTTTTTATTTGACAAAAGGTGGTGAAGTACATTTTGAATAAGAAAAAAATATTGAGAAGGAGTTGTATTATTAAAAAAATTTGTATATTTGTAGTAAATTGTTAAAAAATTGAGATGAAAAGGATCAGAAATAAAAAAATGTTCCAAAAATTTCCGGAACCTGCATTTCTTCCGAAAGTAAGGAATACGACTTTTCAGCCGGAATACATTAGGTTATTCTTTTACTTTTCATTAATGGGGGCAAATCAGTCACAGATTTGTAAAGCATTTGGGATAAATGTAAGCACATTAAAAAAGTGGAAGGAAAAAATACCGGAAGTTGAACGGGCGATCAGGTCAGGATCATTGGAAGCGGATGCGAGAGTTGCGGAAGCGATGTATCATGCAGCAATCGGATATACCCATGATGAAGAGGTAATACTCACCAACAGGGTTCAGGAGTTTGATGATAATGGTAAAGTGGTACGACAGTACACGGAACCTTTGCGGGTTGTCACAAAGAAACATTATCCGCCAAATGTAACGGCAGGGTTTAAATGGCTTTCCGCACGACAGCCGGAAGCATGGAAGGAAAATCATACAATTAAAGCGGAAATCAGACATTCACATTCAGTAGATTTATCACATTTTAGCACAGAGGAATTAGAGATTCTGAATAAACTGAATGTGTTACAGAAACCAGGTGAAGAAGACAGTAACATAATTGATATTCCTTACGAAGATGAGGTATAGACAAAAATCACCAAAAACAGGTCCAAAAGCCAGTAGGGAATTGGAAATGCAGAAAGCGGCAATGGCCACTAAGGTGATGTCTAACCCATTATTGATACAAAAGGAACTCAACAACCGGTCACTGAAACATTTTTTATTGTGGGCATGGCCGGAAATCAGCAACCACACATTTATCAGCAACTGGCATATTGATTTTTTATGCAATGAACTTGAGCAGGTAGCAGAAAATGTAGGCAACAGGATTCCCAAAAAACATGATTTGCTTATAAATGTACCTCCCGGGACAACCAAAACCATTTTATGCAGTATCGTATTTCCGGTATGGTGTTGGACCAAATGGTTCTGGATGCGGTTTATTACTGCTTCATATTCATCTACACTTGCATTGGAATCAGCGGAATACAGCAGGGACTTAATTAAGAGTGCCAGATTTAAAGAATTATACCCTGAACTTGATATTAAAGCCGACAAAGACACAAAAAGTAACTACAAGATTGTAAAGAGATTTCCCGATGGTTCGGAAGTTTTAGGTGGAAACAGGTTTAGTACATCGGTAGGCGGAACATTGGTTGGGTTTCACGGTGATATTAATATTTGGGATGACCCGATAAATCCGCAACAGGCGTTTTCTGAAACTCAGCTTGAAATCGCTACAAGATGGATTGATCAGACACTTCCAACCAGAAAGACCAGTAAAACCAATAGTGCAATTATAGGAATTATGCAGAGGTTGCATGAAGGAGACCCATCCGGACACTTGCTGAAAAAACAGAAAACAAACTTACGCCATATTTGCCTCCCGGGAGAAATACGAAATTACGCTAAATTGGTAAAACCACCGGAAGCGGTAAAATATTATGTAGATGATCTGTTTGATCCAAACAGAATGGGATGGCCGGTGCTTGAGGAACTGGAAACAGACCTCGGCCAATATGGTTATGCCGGACAGATAGGACAGAATCCTGCTCCTGCAGGAGGGGGTATGTTCAAAGTTGCCCACTTCCAATTCACGGAACAGATATTTAAACCAGACGAAGTAGATAAAACGGTTCGTTACTGGGATAAAGCGGGAACAGCCGGTGGAGGGGCTTATACAGCCGGTGTGCGAATGACCAGATTAAAAAACGGAATGTTTCTGGTGGATGATGTGAAACGTGGTCAGTGGGGAAGTGCAGAACGTGAACGCATAATTCGGCAAACGGCAGAAGCAGATGGGAAAAAAGTATTTATTGTAGTTGAACAGGAACCCGGTTCCGGTGGAAAAGAGTCAGCTGAAAATACAATACGAAATCTGGCAGGGTGGATGGTGCAAGCCGAACGCCCAACAGGTGATAAAACTTTAAGGGCAGACCCTTTTAGTGTTCAGGTGAACAATGGGAATGTACTGCTGCGAACAGCAGTATGGAACAAATCATATATGGATGAGTTTGAGTTATTTCCAAACTCATCTTATAAAGACCAGGTGGATGCTTCTTCCGGAGCATTTAACTTTTTAATAAAGAAGAAAAGAGTACGAAGAATTACTTAACCGGTTTAAGAAATGGAACAGATTAACAACAGACAGGCTAATTTACTAATTATGGCTTCTGAAATAATAGGTCGTATGCAGTTGGCTACAAAACTTGGAACTGATACGTATGATGGGTACAGGGACATTTATACGGCATTGGGTTACCCAAAAAAGATAACATCTGGTGATTATTGGACACGTTATAAAAGACATGATATTGCGAAAGCAATTATTGATCGTCCTGTAAAAGCGTCCTGGAAAGGTGAAATCGAAGTAATTGAAAATCTTGAAAAAGAACAGACTGTATTTGAAAAAGCATGGGTTGAATTGTTTGATCGGCTGAAACTTAAATCCATTTTGCTAAGAGCAGATAAATTAACAGGGCTTGGGCGTTATTCCGTTCTTTTTTTAGGGTTAAGTGATGTAAGAAACATAGAGGATTTAAGAAAGCCGGTAAGAAAAGGAAATAACGTAAAATTACTTTATGTAAAACCTTTGGCACAAAGTATGGCAGATATTGCAGAATATGTAACCGATCCTACAAATGAACGTTTCGGACTGCCTCTATTTTACAGCATTACCATTAAATCCGGATCAACAGACCAGTCAGCACATGTTCATTATACAAGAATGGTTCATCTGGTGGAGGATGTGGTCGAAGATGAAGTAAACGGAACCCCACGATTGGAAGCTGTGTATAACCGTTTGGTTGACCTCGAAAAACTAATCGGTGGTGATGCGGAAATGTTCTGGCGTGGTGCAAGACCTGGCTACACCGGTGAAGTAAATCCGGATTATCAGATGGGTGAAGATGCGTACAAAGACCTTAAAGAACAAATTGATGAATTTGAAAACAATTTAAGGCGTATTTTAATTAATGAAGGGGTAAACCTTAAAGCACTTGAACAACAGATTGCTGACCCGATAAATCATGTTGATGTACAGATGCAGATGATTTCAGCCGTAACAGGAATCCCAAAACGTATTTTAACAGGTTCGGAACGTGGTGAGTTAAGTTCAGCACAGGATAAATTAGAGTGGATTGCTTATGTTACTTCAAGAAGAGAGGAACAAAATGAACCAATGATTTTACGCCCATTTATTGATCGGTGTATTGAAATTGGTGTACTTCCTACACCTTCTCAGCCATATAAAGTTGTATGGGACCAATTATTTACGTTATCTGACAAGGAAAAGGCAGAAATTGGAGAGATTAGGGCAAGGGCTATGCGTGACTATACCAGCACCGCAGCTATGGAAATTATGCCTCCTGATTTGTTCTTTGAATATATTCTGAATATGACACCCACACAGATACTTGAAATAATTGAAAAAATGGGTGATCTATCAAAAATAGAAAGACCTGTATCATCGGAAGAAGAAGAGGTAATTAAAAAAGATAGTAACTTAAAAAATTAAAAATCATGGCTAATTCAAAAGAAGTTAAACCGTACAGTAACTATATTACTGTTGACACTAATCCGGGAGTTGGTGGATATTATACTGACCCTATTAGTGTTCGTACAAATCCTGATAAAATACGTGAACTGTATTTTAGTGTACGTGAAGAAAGTACAGGAACGTCTGTTGTTGTGCCTACTTTACAGTTTAGGTGTGAAGGTGATGCAAATTGGACAGACTATTATAATGATGGAACATCATTTAAAATAGGGGATCGTGTAAAGATATACGATAATGGTCCAAAAGTGCAATGGAGGGCAGGGGTAAAGCAAAATGCCTTTACGAGTGGAAAAGTACGAATTGGTTTTGATTGGTAAACTATGACAATAGTACAAAACATAATAAAACCGGTTGTTGTAGGGGTAACTCAAAAGGTTACACTTGGGGCAAAGTTGAACCCTTTTTATGCGTGGATGGGGAAGCCGAATTTTGCACTACCTGATACCGGGGTTGCATTATTGGTTGGTCAGGAAGTGACAATCTATGGTGATTCACTTATTAATGTTCCAATTGACAATAATTTAATTGTGACCTATTCATGTGACATTGGAACTTCATCGGGTAATAATTATGTTATTAATCCTACTGTTCCGGGTGAACATAGCCTTACGATTACTTTTAAAAACGGCAACAGGTTAATTGTTGAAGAAACAATACAGCTTACTGTATATGCCGAAGTTTCCACGCTATCAAAGAAAATACTAATGGTAGGCGATTCTATCACAGCACAAGGTATCTTGCAATGTTCAACTCAAATAAACACAATATTAGACGGAGTTGCTTTTACATTCATTGGCACACAAGGAGATACTGTGAAGCATGAAGGTAGAGGTGGATGGGCATGGGCTACACTTGTTGGTGAGTTAAGCCCATTTGTAAAAAATGGCAGTATTGATATTGCTGCATATTTTACTGATAATACGATTGATGTTCCCGATATTGTTAAGATTGATTTAGGGGTTAATGATGTATTTGGTAGTTCAGAGATAGCGGGCGATGGTCTGACGAATGCAGAAATAGCCGCTATTATTGCTCATGCCAAAAGCTTTATTGATGCGTTCCTTGCTTATAATGCAGATTTAAAAATAATACTTGGACTGCCTACTATCTGTGAAAACACAGGAGATGGATGGAATACTAATTATGATGAATCTGTTTATTCTCAGGATTTATACATTGAGAATATGCACAAATACAGAAATGCGTTTGCTAACGAATTTATAAATGGAAAATACGATGCACGAGTAGATTGCAGTTACGAAGCGATTTTTCTTGATAGGGATTTGGGTTATCCCAAAAAGGGCGATCCTTCACTTCATTACAACGGAGTTCATCCGTCCACATCCGGTTACAATCAACTTGGCGCAGGCAAGGCTATATT